GCTGGGTTGGCGAGATCTACCAAAAGACGCTCGGCAATACTGACGATCTTTCTAGCTTGGTCACGAGGACTGCCTTGGCATATCAGGCGGGCATACAACTGATAAGTGTTACCGAAGTCACCGTGAATCAGCAAGAACAATCTGGCATGAAGCGCGGTTAGGTGTGTCGGGTTATGGATCAGGATGGAAGTATAAGCGGAGTACATTCTCTTGCTGTCAGTCATGGCAGTCCTTTCGGTAAACGCAAACAGCCCGTAGCAAGTACGGGCTGAGGAAAGCGCGGCTGAGTTATGGTTTCACGTCAAGCTGGGCAAGTTCGGCCTCATCTGGCCAGATGCGCACCTGAACAGTCAAGCTGCCAATCTTGGTAGGCATCTTAGCCTGAAGGACAACGCGGTTATACAAGCGTTGTACATGTGTAGCCTGGGGTTTACCCAGGCGTGGGAAGCGGGCGGAGAGAATAGCATCAGCGGCAGTACCATTGAATCGCATGGTAATAATCCTTTCTGGTAATACATAGGCGCAAAAAAGGCCAGCCTTTTCAGGGGCTGGCCTATGGGAGTAAGACTAGCGTTTCCAGATGTTGAGGTTGCCGGTATAGCCCAGGTCTGCGAGCGCCTGGTACAAGCTGGCGGACACGAGAAGCATATTGCCCTTCTCACCTTTGGACTTGACTAGAGTAACCTTGGTCGGATCAGTCTCGAATTCCAGAGTGACCTTAGTACCAACGACAGAGATCTTGAGATTATCACGTGCCGAAGGTTTTACAGTTTGTGCCATGATATTACCCCTTTCTGGGTGTGACACGACCGCCGAAATGCGACCGATGCCACCATTGTCCCGATCCAATCTGAGCGCCAGATTAAATTTACATTAGCATTTTCTCATAATCAAACTCATCTTCTTTTCAGGTAATGTTCTATGCGTGTAGCTGAATTCAGCCTCGGCTCTTATCTCATTCTCATCCCAGACTTATCCCATTCTAATGAATGGAACAATGCGCATATCCGAACATTTATTAACATGCCAAAATTCAATGGTTGAATTTGTTTACAATCTACTACACGAATGAAAGGTGAGGATAAGATTAGATTATTCTCGATAATATGTTCCAGGACAAATGTTCTATTTCACGGCTAAAAAATTGTGCACAATTCAAGGGGTGGTCGGGCTGGGGTGTGCATTATGCTTTCGATAAGTGTAATTATCGAAACCATGACAGCTAAATGATGTGTCTAAGACTAAGTGGAAGGTTGCGCGGTGTATTGTTATGTGGGGTAGGGTGCTGTAGGGTATTATGTTGTCTGGTATTGTGTGAGGGCAAATGGATTCACTTTCATTTTGTTTTACAAAAATTCTAATCTAAAACTAATGCAAAGATCGAATGAGTTGTTATGATGATGAAAAGGAGTTTGCTATGGCAGAAGCATTGAAAATGGTGCAAAACAGATCTACAGGTGTAAGTGTTATCCTGTGTTTTGCAGAGTGGTTGGAGCAATGGAGTGGAGCTTATGAAGTCAGATGTGAGGCAGAAAAGAGATGGCAGGAGATGATGGAGGAAAAAAAAATAAACCTACCGATCAAGACCATCAATGACATACGTAAGTTGGGCCCGTGCTACGACCCGTCGCGCCATGCGCCGGAGGACTGGACGGGAACCGCGCTGGACGTACTCAAAGCCAAACAGATACCGCCAGCAGATAGACTTTGGGTCGTATTACACGAGGGATGGATTGATGGGCGTATTATGCGGCTATTTGCGGTATGGAATGGCCGCAAGGCGCCATCACTGATTGCCAACCCAGACCCGCGCCGTGTCGCTGTCTGTGATATGGCAGAACGCTTTGCCAATGGATCAGCTACCTCAGGGGAGCTGGCTGAGGCTGAGGTTGCGGCCAGGGCTGCGCAGGTAGCACATTTGATCGAGATGCTGGAGGCGGATTGAGCGACATAACACTATTTATTGTCATCGCAATCGCACTAATCGCGCTGGGCGTATGGGCGCAAATCGACTTGATAGGAGGACGGAATGAATAAATCAGGCACAATCAAGGAGCTGGCAACCGCGCTGGCGAAGGCGCAGAGCGAAATTAAATCAGCGCCCTTCAACGCAACGATCTACTTTAAGAATGGTAAGAAATACTGGATTGATCCAGTAATCAACGTAACGGAAACTGACGAACTTATCTCAATCGAAAATGATTGCTACACCTATGACTTTCCGAAGGTCGAGGTTGATCGCGTCGAATATAACGAGCCAAAAACGGGACATACGATCGACGAGGATTTTGCACACTTTTTGTTATGCAGTGGATACTACGACAAACCAGAGAGCGTTATAGCCTTGTTGCGCGAGGCTGCATGGGATGAGCCGTCCGCAACCATCGCCAGCCTGACCGCCGAGCGTGACGCCGCGCTGAAACGGGCGGAGGCGGCGGAGACTGAAGTTGAATTGCTGCGGAAGGCAGGCGATTATGCCATTGCAGTATTACTTATGCTTGAAGAACGCGTTGCCGGAGAATTTAATATTGAACAACTAAAGACAGCAAGAATACAGTGGGCCGATGCCAGAATTTCCGCCCTCTCCGGCGGTGCGAAATGATCGCACCCTGGTACGCATTAGCTTACGTCGGGCTTGAGCGTGTTGCCTGGAGGCATGGCTATGCCCTTGCTCTGCACGGTTCAATGGCACGTGATCTGGATTTGATTGCCGTTCCCTGGACTGACGATGCCGATGATCCGGACAAGCTCATAGCGGCTTTTGTTCGGTTTGTTGTTGCTAAATCGGGCGTAGAGATAAAACGCCTAGTGCCGATCCGGAAACCACATGGACGGTTGGCGTATGTTGTCCCTATTTCATCTGGAAATAATAACCATTTTTAGACGCGTCAGTAATGCCGAGAGAGGGCGGTGAGGGATGATCTCTTCAAGGTCGGCGAAGAGTATTATGCCGATTTCACTTCTGCAAATCAACCATCAAATTAGCACTTTTACATTGGGCGTCAGCGTGGACACGACATGCTCGACAGTTCCGTAAATCGGATGGAGACGGAGCACAAATCGATACTAGGGATCAGTGTAATCTCCAACCCCGTGCGCGTTTGGCAACTCGGGGACGCCCAAATGTCACCGGCGCGGCTGGCGCATACGCCGGATCGGATTAGACCCGAAAGGAGTAGCCTCCGTAGAGTAACAATGGGTAAAGCCAGCCGAACATCCTGTTTAGCTACGGCGGGGCAACTCGCCGCAGAGCGGCGCAGGATGTTTGCATCTCATGTCACAGCTATGGCTGCAAGTTATACACTCATGCTCCAACGCCGCTGGTTAGATTTCTTGCGAGAGCGTGTGGAAAAACTCAAAGAAGGTCATGCTTGAAGATACACAAAGAACTTACCTTTGAGTACACTGCCAACACAGATCGGATTGGTTTCATGGTTTTGTCCACCTTGGAGTACCCAACATTTCCGGTCGCGGATGTACCTGGTGTCACAGTTGTCCACAGTGAATTGGTTCCAGAATTAGGAATTAGTGTGAACTGGTTGGAATCCGAGCAGTTCAAACCTGTCCGCTGGAACATGGCTATACCCGAGTATGTCTTGCGGGTTGGTCTACATTATGGAAAACTGGTCTTTACCTATGAACAGGTGGAAAGGATATTGAAATGATTGGCTTTCGTTGTTATGTGGATGTCAACTACCATGTTTTCGCTGAATTCTTGAAGAATGGTAGAGTATGTCTCAAGGTTGAATATGGCATAGACAACAACTTTGAGTTCAATTCGGCCCAGGATCTTGGGTACGTGATACGTTTGTGGTTTATTCCGCCTGATTATGTTCATCTGATACAAGATACTCAATTTACACCCAGGATCAGTTTTACAACTGTGGATGAAAATGTGCGCAAAGCCAACGCTGTGGTGTCTGATTATCTGTCACGTGACTTTCCGGTGTCTCCCGAGGAAATGTGTGCCGAGTTTACCGAGATGGCCGAAGAGGTTTTAGCCCTTCTGAACCCCTTGGTGGAGGAAAAAGACAATGAGTGAGTCTGAAATTTGGGCGGCTTGGTTCCATGTTGCTGTGTTTGTTTTTGTTGTTTGCTGGATTTACAAGTGTATTTGCATTTTGATCGACTTTTTGGGGCGTTATGGACATAAAGACTAAGCGAGCATACGCCAAACCGGGTACTGTCACTGTCCCAGCCTTCATGGTTTGGTATCGTGGGGATGATTATGTGTACTTTCTCCATGCAAAAACCCTTTCTGAGGCCCGCACCATCATCAATAATCGCCATGGACGGGTACGAGGCTACACAAATTTGCGATCTCGGCGATTTCATGCCCTTGATGATCGCCCAATTACATACGTGGCATTGGTTGTGCTGGGCTTTGTGTCAAAAAATGCTGAACATGCGGCTAATCAATCACCAATCTGCACGTGTGATCTATGTTTAGGTGGTCAATATGCAAAAGAAAAGTGAAAAGACGTTGGAAGTTGTAGTTGTACTGACCCCGGCGCAAATCGAGTCCATTTTTACTGGCCATCCACGTGAAATGAGCTTCACGCGCAAGCTGATAACCTGGGATTTGCAGGGAAGGCGGCGCCGGATGTCCCGTGCCAAGAAAATAATTGCGGATCGGGACAAAATTGTGGTCATTCCTGACTATCGGCTGGTTCCGGCCTTTGAACTCAAGGCAAAGTAACTGTTACTTCGAAGGATACTTGACTTTTTGTTCTATATGACGTAGAATATAACTAACCTCTGGTGCCCTCCCATCATCAGAGATTGCCTTTTGCAGACTTGCTCCGCCCAAGCAAGTCTGCTTGCTTTATAGAACGATAGTTCGGTATAATGATGTATATGTGGAGGCTGACATGACAAAATTTGTAATGCGTTCCGGCCCGCCATCCCCGGCTGGCCCAGGTCTGATTCCAGGTGTAAAGAGTATCACACTCACGTTGTCTGCCGGAGCAGGGTCTGTACCTTTGCGGGTAGACGCAACTCGGGTTGGCATCTATCCAGCGGCCAGTGCTGCTGGTCGCATTGGTTTGGGTGCTGCGCCGGTTGCTATTGGCACCAAAACAGGCAATGCTGTTGAGACTGATCTTACTCTAGGTATGCCCCTGGTAGATTCTGTGTGGCAGTGGTTTGATTTGTCCCTGACTGAGACTACCACCCTGTATTTTATTGGGGCTGCGGCTGGGGTATTCACTGTCGTGGTGGTGTAAATGAAGACAGTAGCTTTGGTCGGATTTGCCAAAGCCACCAGGGATGCGGTTGCTAAATCCAAGGCAGACGAGATCTGGACAGTTGGCTGGGGCTATGCTTACGATTTTATTCCGCGCATAGACCGTTTGTTCGAGATGCACCCCATTTGGTTGTATCAGATGACAACCAAACCAGCTTACCATGTGCCCCGCCAGCACTGGATGTGGCTGCATCAACCCCGAGATTACCCGGTTTATCTGCTGCGCGAATTGCCGGAAGTGCCGAACAGCATTTCTTATCCCATTCAGGAAGTTACCGACTTCCTATTTGGCAACAAACTAACGAAGGGGGGTGATCCAACCTCTTTCTACTCAGACTCTTTCGATTACATGATGGCATTGGCCATTTATGAGGGGTTTGAGTGCATCGAAATCTACGGATTTGAAATGGGGACGAACACTGAATACCGTTACCAGCGTGAGGGGGCGAACTTATTTGTTGGTTTGGCCATGGGACGAGGCATTCAGGTCAAATTACAATCCAACTCAGCCTTGTTGAGGGGGAGAAAATATGGCTACGAGGGAGGACAAATGATATTCCGTCAGGATTTAGAACACATTTTGGCCGAAGCTGCCGGTAATAAGCGTGACGCTGCGGCCAGATTACAGCACTTGGAAGGTCAAAAACTACAAATGCTGAAGGTTGGCAATGCAGATGCCGACATAGATATCAGGTTGCAGGCTGTCCGGGACGAGGTATTGATGATGTCCTCGGCTGAGCAAACCCTGGTTTATCTCATCCGGGAGATAGATCTGGAAGAACCGCAGTTTGAATTGGAAAATCCTTTGCAGGTAATCAATGCTGAGCCTGGCGCCTAGATCTACAAGTCTTACATTGTGGGATCGAGCGACTGCGCTGACCTTGGCTCCGCGCACAGTAAGTCTGACTTTGGAAGATGGAGGATATATGACGAGCCGCCAGGTATTGGAAACAGATATTCGCCAGGGATTGGATGAGAGTATTCCATACACTCTAACCACCACGCCCTGGGGATCAAGCCCGACTTCTATTGCAGTGACCGCGTGGGATATCACTTATGGTGAGATGACCAACGTATCATCCACGGTCTTGACTGGCACGCCTGCTGCAGTGGGGGACGTGATTACTTTGCCAGTTATGGCTGGCCTGACTGAAAATCATGCTTATCGCGTTGAAGTAAAATTCACTTCGGGTGGCCATATCTTTGAGCCGTACTTCATTGTATTTGCTGAAAGGTAGGTTGCAATGGCCGAAAGACAACGTTGGGCATCAGAAGCCTGGAGCAAAGTCAAAGAAGGAAGCCTGAGTAAATTAGGCTGGCCGGACAGGGCCAAATTGTTGAATGCTGCCAGGAGAAACCGTAAAGAAGTAATGGGCAAACTGAATTTCCTGGCAAATGCCAGCGGAGATCCAGCGACCAAGGCCAAGGCACGGGCGATTGCCAATTACATCAAGAAGCAACTCGATAAGGAAGCATGAGCAAAATTCCCAAGCGCGAGACGATCACATTACCAGATATTCAAGGCACAATAAAGCCATTCCGTTACAAATTTACGGAATGGCTGGATCGTTTCGGCTTTCTGGTCAGGGATGTATGGGACATAGAAAAGGGGGAGTGGTCGGGTACAGGTTGGCTGCAGTTATTCCCAGAGCAGCACCGCTTTTTTGAATTTGCGCTCCAGATGAATAAGGAAAAGCAATTCAAGTATAGCACTGTGCTGTATTCCACAATTAAGAAGAGTGGGAAAACTATTTCAGCGGCAGCCATAGGTTGTTGGTTTGCTGAAGTGGCTCCGCCCGGCACTGAAATTTACGTTATTGCCAATGATCTCGAAAGTTCAGAGGGCCGGGTCATGCGTGACATGAAATACCATGCCAACATACGCGGTTACAATGTAAAGCAGTATGAGATCGTGCTGCCTAATGGAACATTTGTAAAAGCCTTGGCTCAAAGTTACAAAGCTGTTGCGGGTTCGCGTCATGCCTTGGTGCTCTTCGATGAACTATGGGGTATTACCAGTGAAATTACCCGGCGTACTTATGAAGAGATGACGCCAATTGCTACTATTCCATGGTCTCTCAGGTTTATTGCCACGTATGCTGGATTCATCAATGAATCTGATTTGCTGTGGGATTTGTATTTGAATGGTGTTGGTAGAGATGAGCATGAAGATGGGCGCGGCAAACTAATTTACGACATGCTGGACGTGCCAGTATGGGAGAATGGGCGACAGCTTACTTACTGGAACCACGAGCCGCTTTTGCCTTGGCAGGTGCCTACTTATTACGATGAGCAGCGCGAAGCTCTTCGTCCTGCAGCTTATTTGCGCCTGCATGAAAACCGCTGGGTGACAACTCACGAGGAGTTTATACCTGCCGAGTGGTGGACGTATGCAGAAAGTCAGATGCAAGGATCGGCGGAATTGTGGAAAGATCATCCTTACTTTGGCTTCCCAGTGTATATTGGAGTGGACGCCGCACCGAAACGAGATTCCACAGCAGTGACGGGCGTAACTTATGATGAAGCCAAAGGTGTGGTTATTGAGTTATTCCATAAGATATGGACGCCGGTAGAGGGAGTGCAACTGGATCTAGATGAAACGGTCAGTTCCTTTTTGCAGGAGATGTGCAAAATATTTCATGTAGCAGTAATTGGTTACGATCCAGCACACCTTTACCAATTGATGTTGAATTTACAAAAGGCTGGTTATCCGGTAGCTGAGTTTGTCCAGTCGGTTGGCAACATGACCAAGGCCAGCCAGAACTTGTACGACTTGTTGAAGTTCAGGCGCTTCTACACCTATAAGGATGACGAGGCCAGAGCACACATACAGAACACAGTTGCGCAGGCCGAATCCAGTGGCATTCGTATCGTAAAGCATCCAGGATCATTCCGTAAGAAACCGGTGGATTATGCCATTTCGTTGGCTATAGCTGCGTATCTGGCAGTCAAAGGTGGGGGCATCGACATCACAGAGCCGCTGACTGTGGTATCTCCATTCTCTGATATTACCGCCTGGAACAAACCCGGCGATATGCTTGAGCTGCCCTGGCAGTTCAAAACTTAGGAGCTGACATGGTAGACATGATTACAAACAAAGATTTGCAGGATGTTCTATTCAATTTAGGACGGGCAAGCACATTCACCAAAGGCTGGCGGGACAATATCGAACAGTGGCGCCGGTTGTATGACTTCAAACATTATGAATTACAACCATTACCGGGTGAAAGCCAATTCGCTGATCCAACTTACACCAACACAGTGGATTTGGCGGTGGCAATCATCCTGGCCAATCCAATAACTTGGCGGGCTGCACCATGGCGACCAACTGCCAATGCCCAGAAGCTGGCCAGCCAGGTTGAAAAGTTTCTGATTGGGACTGAGGAAGCTAACACCGACCGAAACGGTTATGACCAGGCGTATGAGATCATCTTACATTTCGTGCGGGATGCCGGGGCGGTGTTGTACACCTATTGGGATGACAATATTGCCGCATCCTCGAAGTCAACCGGTGAATTCATTGACACCAATGGGAATGTGGTAGCTGCCACTGTCTATGAAGAATGTCCGCTGCGGATCCAGGTGATCGACCCGATGTCCATAAAAATTTTGGCTGGGGGAAAAGAACGCTGGATGATGGTGGCGCGTGAGGAAAAGCAAACGCTTTACGATATTTACACCCGCTTTGGAGTTTTGCCGCAGCGTTATTCCCATTTGACTGGCGACATTACGGCCCAGCTAACTACCGAAGATATTTTGGTTGATTATTGGGATGTGGCAACGATATCGGATGGGGATGTAAAGAAGCAGGTTGTCCGCAATGGTGTGTTGTTTGGCAACGAATTTATACCGGGTTATGAACTCAAGACAATGAAAAAGTACCGGTCATTGCCATACACCATTGGCTTTTATAAGCCAACCGATCGGTTGGATTCAACGAAATGGGCTGGTATTATTTCTCCTTTGATAGGATCGGTGCGGCATCTGGAGACCAGCATCAACCGCCGTCAACGCCAGATCGACATGTTCTCCAGTATGCCGTTTGTCTCCAAGACTTTGAAAGGCCGGGCAGTGAATGTGGATCCTGGCATGGGCAAAGTGGTGAATTTATCCACTGAGGAAGATTTTGGCTTCCCGGTGTGGCAGGGCAATCCGCCAGACGTGGAAAGACAGATTGATTTCTTCCGTTCCAGGGTGCAGCAGTCTGGTTTCTCGGACGTATTCTATGGTTCTGGCGCCAGTGCCGTGTCTGGTTACGCACTGTCCCAACTTGGAGATCAAAATCGTATCCGATTAGAGCAGCCGGTTACACACCTGGAGCGGTTTTACATGTGGGCGGCACAAAAAATTGTAGAGATCACTCTGGACAACGCTGAACCAGGCTCATACATACGAATGTACGGCAAGGTCAAAGGTGAACCATTTGCCGGGGCGGTGTGTGTCAGTGATCTATCTGGCCAACATATCACCTGTGAGATCGTCCCCGAGTTCCCGAATGAACGGGTGCGAAACCATGCAATGGCCACCCAAGTACGTGGCATTATTTCTGACCATCGCATCATGGAAGATTACCTGCGTGTACAGCAGCCAGATGAGGAATTTGATGTTCGCATGATCGAACAGGCGCAAAACAGCCCAATCATTATGAACTACAACATCCTGCGCAAATTCAAAGAAATGGCGGATGCCGGGGACGAGATGGCGAAGTTAGCTTTAGAGTCCATGCTGCAGAATGGCGTGCCGGGTATTTCCGGTCGTCCGAAAGAACCCAACAATCCTGAGCAAAGTTTGGGTATGCCTAACCGGGCCGAGCCGATGGGCGGCGAACCTACAAATGAAGGTGAACAATTAGCCAATGCTGCACCCAATTTAGCCGGAGGGATTTATGGTTCAGAATTCTAGGTTCGACAAAGCTTTACAGCGGTCGCGCAAGGCTGTTGATATTGCATTTAGCCAGTCTGCCAAGCGCATGGGATTGACACGAGACAAAGACCTGGGCATCTATTCCATGCTGAATTCTGATGATTTCCAGGCGTTGGCCCAGGATTTTGGTGAAACAGATGTGCTACAATACATCCAAGAAATGGAACGCAAGCGTTTGTTAGAGGAGTAAAGACATGCCACAGCCAAAAGAAAATGAAGATATTTATCGTCCAGTCTTACAGCCGCCTCCTCCACCTAAGGCTGTACCCATTTATCCTGTTTATAGAGGACAGCCGAATGTAACACCTAAAGATCTTCCGGCTTATGCTCCGGCAAATCCTTATGTTCCTCCAACTTCTACTCCGCCAACCTCTGGTGGTGGGATGCCGGTCTCCTCTCCTCCTACGGCACCCGCCACCAATCCATTGACCTGGAGCAACAAGTATGGATTACCTGGTGCGCCTGAGTGGTGGAAAGGCATGATGCCAAGCCAGTGGACACCTGAGACAGAAGTGGCGGCCATGGCCAATGCGCTGATTCCCTATCTATCTGCTGAAGATCAACGGCAAATGGGCAGCACATTATCTCGTTTATACCCGGATGCTTTTGGATCTTATTCTCCCGAGCAGACCAAGTATGGCACTACACCTGATCTCACCACAGAGGTCAGTCATTATTTCCAATCCAAGAAACGGGCCGGGGATGTTTTATCTGCATTGGATAAAATCAAGGAAGCGTCCGGCCAGGATGAATCAAAGATGGGGCCGGGGTATCAATACTTGCGGCAGTTAGCCAAGACTATGCAGGACTTTGGGGCGGACGAAGATGATTACCGCATGAGCCGCCGCCAGATCAAAAGTTTGTATGGTGCGCTCGATCCTCTTTTGTCCGAGGCCAAAGGCGAAAAATTGGGAGCTTACGGAGAAATTGCGCGCGGCTTAGCTCAACCGTTTTTCACTGCTGCTGGATTTATGGGCGTCAAAAAGGATGCAAGTGGTAACTGGATATTCGGCGACCCCAATAAAAACTGGTACTAAGAGGTAATTCATGGCCAAAAAATTCTGGGAACAGCCCTGGTATCTTGAGTATCTCGAAGATCTCAAGCGCAAACAAACCAACAAAAAAGATACCAATGAGCTGCTGAAAACCACGATCAATTCCACTGTCAAAAATCCCAATGTTCAGATGGTTCCCAGGCGCGTTGCCAACATCTCACCAGCGCGGACTTACATACAGGCTAAACAAGCCGAGATTGAGCGGATGGTTGGGCCAACCAAGGTGCTACCACGCCCATCTTCAGTGACAGCCATGCCGGATCGGGTGGTAGAAAAGCTGCCACCTGTTTCACCTTACACTTATTTACCACAGGCGGCGCCACCACCCAACCGACCTGATCTTGAAACAGTACAACCAGCGGGCGCCAGGCGAGTGAAGCCTGTGCCGCCGCCCAAACCAAAACAGACATTCAAAGCAACGCCCGACACAAAAGTCGGGCAAGAAGTCTATTTATCTTATGATAAGAATGCCAGGCTGACGTTCATTACTGCGCGTCCGACTGACATAAAGCTATTCAATTACAATGGAACAATGGTTCCAGTTTCCAAAGATGACAGCGGGAACTGGGCATTGGATAAGGAAATAACCCAACTGGGTGTCACGCTCGACAACATGATCCCCATGGTATACACGCCGGATCTGTTGGAAACCCTGAATTCTACCAAGACTGCGGCGGATTTATTGAAGCCGTTGACGTTGGATGGCATGATCAAGCCGGGCGAGGCGTTGTATTATGATCCGATTGTTCACCAAATAACAGCTCGGCCTACCCAGACACAGATATTCTGGACTCCAGATCACAAGGAATTGACGTATGAGCGTACCGCCACCGATGATAAAGGAATGGTGGTACCTAATGATCCGGTTGAATTTGATGTGCAGTCTAGTAAATTCTTACAGGAAACACTTACCAAGGAGCATGTTGAGTTCGATGCGTTTACTAATCTGGATGTAGCAGGCAATCCAACCCGCGCTTCAGATATTCGATTTGGGCTGGGCACAGTCAGAACCGAAGATTTACAAGCTATGCACGGG